CCAGTAACATATGAGCGTATTCTAAAACGTAATGTAGTTCCTTCTTGTTCTAAGAACACTCCGTTTTGTGTATCAAAGTATCCTATACGTTGACGTAGATTTTCTTTACCGGGTGCCATGGCAAAAGTAGTCAATATCTGTAGACTCTTACCAGGCTGGTATGCAAAAACTTTTGTACTTTCTCTATAAACAGCGTCTCCAGTATCAGTGCCAACTGTACACTCAATAAGACCTGCGTTTGTATTAGCTACTGCACTAGCAGTACCATTTGTATAAGTATTGATTTTACCGTTGTCATTATATCTATGAAAGCTATCAAACAATGTTAGTGGATTGCTAACTCGTAATCTACCAAAAGCATCGTTTGACGTTGGACTTGCACCTGATGTAGTTCTAATGACCGGTTGTCCTTGGTCATTATACTGCATGGCTTTCGCAAGATTTAATAGATTAGTTTCTTGCGGGTGTATGTAATTCGTAGAATTTAATCGTTTGTCTAATTGTCCCGAATGATGTTCGGGTGTGTAGAGTTGTGAGTCATCTGCCATAATTAATTCCAGGGTCTACCCTCAATTAATCCTGTAGGATGGGGATTATCAACAACAGTATCGCCAACATACTTAGTAGGCAATTCTGTAATATCGTATGTGTCTCTGGGGTTGCCTGCAGCGGCTCTATCCAGTGCTGCTAAATTTAATTTAGCTTCTTGTCTATCTTGCAAAGTGGCAAGACGACCTATAATGTTTGCGACTCTTAATACAGATCCATTAATTACGTTTGATGCAGCTAATGTTGCAGTACCAGATAACACTTGGTCATTGAAAACAACATTATACCAAGCAGGATCCACGGTAGTAGCAGTTTGTATAGCAGTCTTTAACTGATTTACAGTTTGACCATTGTCAATCGTGTAAGAATCATACTCAGCAGAATTTAATAGGCTCTGCACTGAAATCGTTATATTAGCCATTGTTATTTCCTAGGATCGTATTGTGTGTTTGGATATAACGAAAAGCTATCCGCTCTCAAATCACTAGGGTGTTTAGGCTTGTTGATATCATTGCCCATACTTAATATTGTGCTTGCGGGAGTAATTTGTTCGTCGGGACTGTTGCTGAATCCATCTTTTTCTATGCACTCGGGACAATCGCAATCAGGGCCGCAGCCGCAACCATGTTCCATATTTTCCTCCTCGTAATCAGCAGCCGTGGTCTGCTGAGATTGAAGATTGTCAATCAAATCTAACATTCCACGGATAAAATCAGTAGCTCTCATACTATTATTTATCTATAGGTTTCTCACCTGTCATATAGGGCAAACTAAACCATAATTGAAACCACTCGGGTGTTCCTGGCTTAATATTATGCTTGCGCATTAACTCACCCTTTTCTGTACCTGTGATACTCATATTTGCACCCTCTGGGGAGCGGCCTGCGGGTATCCCAGCTAGCCTCTTCATATCTTCAATACTGTCTGTTGCTACAGAAGGTAAAGGAATGGTCTGAAGTTTATCCAGACCATTCATTATTTTGGATTGTTTCCAAGGATCAAAGGTCATCAAGTATTTATTTGATATCTAACGGCCTTTGCTTGGTAACGACTAAACAGAAATATTTTTCTTTAACTTGGGTGTTTTCTTGATCCGGTGCAGTGATTGTTGCATCAAATTCAATGGTATTGAACACATCTACCTTGAAGCCAGTTCTATCAAGTAGTGCGGCTAACTGTTTTTCACCCAATATACTATAATGGTTTGCAACAAACTCAAATTGCCTATCGCAGTCGGGAGCAGGAACTTCGATATACATCTTGCCGAACTGCTTCAATAGTCGGTTATATTCCATGAGTGTAAAGATAGGATATGGACTATGCTCTAACGCATGTCGCAAGAAAATAAAGTCTACACTCTCGTCATGCCAACCGTCTTGTTGCGGAATAAAAGACATATCGTACTCTTTTACTACATGTCCTTTACTTCTTGCGGTTTTATTGTCTCCGGGGCTCAGTCCTACACCAATGCAATTGGTATAATCTCGTTCTTTCATTTCATCTAAGAAATAACCCGGGCCACAACCCATGTCAAGAATAACTGAATCTTTGCGCAAGTTTAAAGGATCGACGTAAGTTTTAACAACTTCCTTTGTTAATTTTTCATGCAAGTCTGACGGACCTTCGTCATAGATATGAGCAGTGTATAACCACTCGTTGTAAAATTTTAATTTTACTAGGTCTAGTGTTTTGTTGATATCAAGTAATTCCATATTTACCCTAAGAAATATAGAATACTTATACTTAAATATCGTTTAGAAATTATTTCTTGAAGCCCGGAAAACCCTTAACTGGGCTCACTTTATTCGTGTCCGGTAGTTCTTGGCTTCGCATATCGCCCTTTACCAAGTCTTTATGATAAGACCCTACTGCTTTAAACGCATCAGAAAGCATTTTTTGTTCAATTTGACTATAAGGGGCTGCGACATTTTCTCTGCCCGCCCAAGACTCTTGGTCAATAGTCAAAGGACTAATGCCGTCTGAGGATGCAACCGCCATCATAACTCTGTTTAACTCGTAAAAACGATCTGCAAATTCTTTATCGCGGAATACGTTCATTCCGACACTAGATTGGCCCTGACGCTTAGTAATCTTGGCTCTTTGCTTTACTTCTGTAATGAATTCTTTTGCTCTCATTTTACTTGTAAATCTGGTATGTACCGATGTGTGTGATTTCTACGTTCGGGAATGGATTTACCATAACTCTAACATTACTGAAACCTATATCGCAATTGTAGTCTGTTACTACGTTTCCTGCAAAAATCGTACCGGATACGCAATAGTTCACGGATAAATTGTTCGAACTCTTATTTATCGTAATATTGACGGTTTGGCTATTATTAGAGTTAGCCTCCCTAGAAATCAACTGAAAAGTACCGAAGTCAAAATCGTTGACCGGTACTTGGAAAATCACCTGGTTTGCAGAATTGTTTGATGTGACAGCTTTAAATGAATTTAAACTGGTATTAGCAAATGTAACGCCACCTTCGATATTCGTATCACCATTAATAGTGATGTTACCAACTTCTAAGCTAGCTTGCTTAGAGGGATCTGCTAGTAGCGGGAATGTTATTGTATTTGCAGATTCAGTTACACGTACATTACCGAAAACTAGACCTGAATTTGCTAACCAGATGTTAGCAATTCTGTTAGCGTTAGAACCGATGTGGACGTTTGCTGTGATGGGAACTAAATTTCCACCAATATCAATGATATTATTTGCTACATCATATGCTAAATTCGCAGTACCTTGAAAGGCCTCGCCGTTACTGAATTGAAAACTATTATTGGGACCCTGTGGGATTAATTCTGCTAACTCTGCAAAGTTTTGATTAATTTTCTCAAAGGCCGTTCGTAACGGGTCGCCTGTCCCGTCGTTCGGCAAATCGCCAATGTCAATGTTTGCTGTTGTAATTGTCATGTCTTAAACCCAGTATATTGTATTTATCGCCTAGACAAATATCAACTGGGTAAACATCACTTAACAGACTTGTCAAAAATGTCTTTTCTTTGCTGTATTAACTCGTTTAATGCTCTTTTTGCAACCCTGCATTCAGTAGCTTTAGTATTGTTATCAATCATTATTTTGACATTTTCACTGAACTTTGCCTCTGGGTTAAGCATTTCTGGATCTCTGCAATCCTGCATCAATGAGGGAGGAATATCGTATGGATTCTGCATTTTTACAGGAACAGTTGTAGAACATCCTGCAAGTAAAAGTGTTGCTAATAATATCAGTTTCATTTTGTTTCAACGCTTAGTGATTCATTATAGGCTTTGTAAAATTCTTGAGGAATTTCACACTGTTGACCGGGCAAAAATTTAGTGTCGTATTTCACAATTTCACGATCTACGTACTTTATTATATCTTTACCTTTCTGTTTGACTATCTCGGTCTTCGTAACTACCTTTTCTACTATTTTTACGTCGCCTTGGGCTATTTTGGTTTCCATTTCAGCAATCTTGACTTTTAACTCTGCTGCCTTCATTTCCCACTCACGATAATCTGCTAGGGCACCCTCTAAGTAAACACCTAGCACCAATGTAAGAATACCAATAATTTGTATAGGTAGCTTATACTGCTTTATGATAGGTATAAAACCTAGCACAAACCCAGCAATAGTACCCAATACACCTAAACCGAAAATTAGGTGAAACACCCACTCAGGTAAGAAAGTTATTATCCACATACACTTATTTAGTGTAATACGGAGAATCCCTTAACCAGTCGTGATATTTTTGAAATCCTTCTGCTACATCAACTTTGGGATCGTAGCCGAAATCTCGGCGGGCATTGTCGATGTTCAATGCCCCTCGACTAGGGAAGTCAGGATCCTTGTCCCTGACTTCTACTGTTCCTGTACCTACTATTTTTACAGCAAGATTAGCTGCATCAAGTAGGCTCCAACTATGTGATTTAGTAATGTTATACGTCTTGTTCTGTGTATTACCCGACAATGCGGCTGCTACTATACCGTCTGCGGCATCTTCGACGTAGGTGAAGTCCAAGGTTTCGCTGGCTCCATTGACCTTGAGCACTCCCGAGCGCATCGCTGTGAGCATGAATTTTGATACGACTCTATCTTCAACATCAAGTGGCCCGTAAACAGCACTAGGACGAATGATAGTGTGAGTGAAGCAATCACGACGGCTGTAGTCTTTGACAAGGTGTTCTCCTGCTAATTTCATTATTCCATATTGACCCTGCGGTTTACAATCGTAATCCTCAGTCACATCGTCTTTAAAGTCACCATATACCATGCTGGAGCTGATATATGTAAACTTTTTTACTCCGTACTTGTTGCTAGCTTCACAAAGATTAAGTAACCCCTCCATCATTGTTCTAGCACCTAATGCAGGGTTAGCGTTGACAACTTTTTGACGAGGGAAACTAGCCATATGTATGACTTGGTCAAATCGATGATAGTCTAATACATGATGAATGAATCCCCCTGAAATGTCATAATCATAAATCTTGACACTCTCGGGGATTTTCTTCATTCGTTCAGAAATTAAGTAATCAATTTCTGCTTGAGGAATAATTCCATAATTAGTTTGCGTATCAGTAATGACAACTTCATGACCTGCGTTGGCTAACCTAATAGCTACATTGTGTCCAATAAGACCCAGGCCGCCAGTAATTAATATCTTCATTCAAATTTCAACTTATAGTAAGTATAATCTTTATCAGAGAACTTGGCACGAATAGCATATGAATATCCGTACGTATGATGTTCAAAATGCTTACACCAATAAGGTTCTTCTAACGCATTCTCCATTACCCACTTACCTTTCTCAGATTGTTGAAATTCATAGATTGGTTGTGCGGCATAGATTTCAGGATCATCAACGTCACCTAGTCTGAAGGTGTGTACAGTGCAAGTAATCATACTGCCATTTCTGCCTTAATCTGACCATGTGATTCATACCCTTCAAGGTGAATATCGTTCATGGTAAATTTTGTAATGTCTTTGACATCAGGATTCAGTATCAATGCTGGCATACCAAACGCTCTACGTGACAACTGTTCTTTAACCTGCTCAACGTGATTCTTGTAGATGTGAGTATCACCTGTGCTGATAATCAACTCTTTCACAGTATAACCACACACGTGTGCAATCATATGTGTTAGCAATGCATAACTTGCGATGTTAAACGGTAAGCCCAAGAATACGTCAACGCTGCGCTGGTACATATGACAGCTTAGTTCTCCGTGTTTGCTTACATCAAACTGTGACATAACATGACACGGTGGCAAAGCCATTTGATCTAGTTCACTCACATTCCACGCACTGAGAATGTGTCTACGACCAGTTGGATCGTTCTTTAATCCATTGATAAGATTAGTAAGTTGATCCACTTCTGTCTTATCTACTGCTAAACGTTCGCCACCTTTGTGCGCTTCGCCATAATTCTTTTCTTCTGCATACTTCTGCCAATGGCGCCACTGTACGCCATATACCCTGCCGAGGTCGCCCTCAAACTTCGCTTTTGGTTTCCAATAAGGCGCAAGCGCATTCGGCGTCCAGATTGTAGTCTTACCTTCGGCAGTGCCATGGGTGAGTTCTGCCAATCTACGTTCATCACTGCTGCCTTCAATAAACCATAGAAGTTCACCGACGCAAGCCTTCCATGCAAGTTTCTTAGTAGTGATAGCGGGAAAGCCTCTACGCAAATCAAAGCGGAGATGACGGCCAAAAACACTATAGGTACCAACAGAAGTCCGATCATTCTTTTCCTCCCCGTTCTTCAAAATATCTTCCAAAAGATCGTGATATTGCTTCATTTATTCTCCTTACAATGTTCAAAATGATACCTTTTCATATTAGATGCGCCACCTGTTTTGTTACAATGCGGACATGTTAGTTGTTGTTGGGGACCTTTGGGTTTTTTCCATCGGTCTAGTATTTCTACTGGAATTTTTTTTCCAGTATATAATTGTCTATAATACTCTTTTTGTTCTTCTGACATTTTTCTACCAGAAGCAGGGTGCAAGCCAGTGCCTGCAGTGCCCTTAAAAGGGCTACTGTCGCTTATCTTTTGTTTAGTCTGTTCGGTATGTTTTTTACCATACAT